ACTTTTTCATTTAAAATACCCCCTTTTTTATCCAAATGCCTTTGAGAAACCCATTCAATATTTACGAACGCACTTAAAAAACCAAGAAATTGCAAGATAATAATAAAAAATGGAAGTATTAAACAATCATAAAATTTATTGTTATCATATCTATTAATATATATCAAACCTGTAAATAAATAATAAATCAAGCCCACAGGATACAAAAACAATAAAAGCATATAAACTATTGAATAATAAAACATAACAAACAACGGCAAAAATTCAATTCTTTTAAATAATTGCTTAATATAATAGATAGGTATTTCATACCAAGAAGCAAACCACCTTAAACGCTGATAAAACACCGCTTTTAAATTATTTGGTAATAAGGTATATACACCATCTACATCAATAAACCGCACCTTAAAAAATAAAGAACGCTCAAAATCCTCAGTTTTTGTTTTACTCTCAAACCTTATAAACTCATTCACTTTACCAGCAGGAATAAAAAAGCCCACACCATTTAAAAATGAACTCTTAAATAACTTATCAAAACCTTTTGCAAATCTAAAAGTATAAACAGAAATTAAACCACTTAAACGAGCCAATACATTATCACTATTATATACTTTAAATGGAAAAGTTGCTATATCATTACCAAGACACCTAAAAACATTTTTAAAATCTTTTGTTAAAATTACATCACTATCAAATACAAAATAATTAAAATTATCATATCTTTTACTTAATTCGGATAGCGCCCACCTTATAGCGCTATCCTTACCATTTATAAAATTACCATCTATTTTTAATACATTAGCACCAGAATTAAACGCTACACCAATAGTATTATCAGAACAATTATTTGCTACTACATATATATTTTTAAAAATTTTCTTTATAGAACTTACAGCAATACCAATTATTTTTTCTTCATTTCTTGCAGGTATAATAACAATACTATTTTCAGAGGAAACACCGAAACCATTAGGCAATTTGTAAAACAAACCTAAAAAATATACTACAGACAAATAAAACGAACATAACAAAACAAACAATATTAAATATCCCATTTTTCAAACACCTTTTTAATTTCATTTACATTACTATTAAATCTATTTATTGCGTAAAAACTATCAAAATACGAGAAAAACCACCTTTTTAAAATATAAAATGAACGCTTAGCATTTTTTTTAAAAGAATACTCATAATTACTTGTATATCTATCAATAATAATTATTCTTTTAAAAAAACTATTTATATTTTCATTATTACCTTTAAGCGGGTCATCAGGAATTAATTTTCTTACATCATAAAAATAATTGCTTACCTCTCTAAGCGTTTTATCAACTCTACTACTATCTTGAGCGGTATAATAAAGTTTCAAGTCATATTTACCCCCTTGACTAAATATAAAGTAAAGATTATCGCTTAATTTATCCCAATTTCTACTATTAGCATAGTTTTGTATCTCATCTAGGAAAACAACCGCACCATTTTTTAAAGGAAACCCCTTAATTATATCATCATCACTTAATTTAAAAGCACCCCGCAACGGAATATTTGAATATACAGGAATACCCTTTTTAATATAATTAAAATATATTTGATAAGAAGCCCAATATGTTTTTCCACTTCTTGGCAATCCAAATACTCCAATAATCACTTTACCCCCAAAATTCTATAAAGAAAAACGATTAAAGCAAAACCAACCAACAAAACACCAACCGCAATTATCATATATGCTAAAATGTAATGAAAACCCTCATAAACAATACCACCAGCGCTAAATTTATCATTTATACTTGTTAACAACGCAATAATTTGATTTAATTGACTTGTATAATCCATTATTTACCCTTCTTATAATAAATTATTGACGCTATAACGACTAAAATAAAAGGAACAAAACCAATATATTTATCCATTCTATGTATCCACAGGAAAAACAAACCTTATAATAAACGCAGTTAATCCAAAGGCTAATACCACAGGAATAAGATATTCAATTAATGGCCGAAGTATAGACCAATAATAATTAGTAATTAATTGATTTACATATCCTATATCCATAGTGGTATTAGCCCCATTTCATTTAATTACCTTCTTTTACCGAAAACAAGACCGATACCCCACTTCACAACAAATAAACTTGCAATTATAGGGATACCCCAAGTTAACAGAGCCCCTATGTTTGCACTCAAATCAACGGCAGGGAATGTAATAGGCGACATAGCATTTACCCCCTTTCTTTATACTTATTTACTCAATACGAACCGATAAAGCATTGTTAAAACTAGTTAACGTAATTTTTGAAGCATTTTCAGGCGCAACCTCACTAATTACCTTAATCATTTTTAGGCCACTTTCACATTCCATTTGGAAATAATAGACATAATAATGTTTGTTTTTAGCGGTAAAATCTTCCGAACCTACAAAATTAAATAATCCTTTTACTTCTTGACTAAAACCTTTACCAATCATTTTAAACCTCCTTTTTTGTACTCTTCTAAACCTTCTTTAAATACATCTATAATATAACCCTTTACTTCTTTATAACTCTCAAAATCCGGGACTTGACCCTTTACCACATAACTTAACAAAATGAAATCAGCAACCTCTTCAAAATTCCAGAAATTTTTATACACATTAGGCATCACAGCAAAAACATCTTGCATTACTTCACTTAAAACACCCTGTGGCAACTTACCTTTTTCCATTTTACACCTCCATTTTTTAAATTTTACTAATTACACTACATTATAACTATACTTTTTACCTTGTCAAGAGGTAAAGCCCAAAATTTTTAATTATTAAGAAAATTTAATAAATCTATGCAAAAGCAAGTAAACAAGCATTCGCAACATTCATTATATTATCTATACCAATACGAAATTTTGAAAATTCTTTATAAAACCACTCTTTTAATTTATCAAAATCAATTACTTTTAATTGACCCGCTACATAATCCACTAAACGCCCAAAAAAGAAAGAACGACGCCAAAAGTTTACCCACTCACTATATTGAACCTTGAACAATTTCAAAAATGTATATGAAGCATGTAAACGACCGAATTGATTACCTTTTTTTACATACTTCAATATATATTCTACCCCCTCACGATTAGAAATAAACGAAATCCATACATATCCTAAACGCCAAAAAGAACTCAAAACCTCATAAGGTATAAACTTGTATCCAAACAAAACGACATGATAATGGTAAGCACCCCTTTGCTGTTTTTCACGAACAACCACATAATATAAATCTTTATCTTTTAAATACCTTTTTAAATAAATAATAAAGTGGTTAAACTCATTAGAAAATACAGAACCATCAGAGAAATTTCCACTACTTGTTAAAGTAATCATAACAGCATACCGAAAACGAGAAATTAAACCATCTACATCTTTTACAGCAAATTTTACCTGAGATACCATATTAAACCTCCAAGAAAAAATTTTATTAAAACCAAAAAACGCAGATTTTAAAAGGTTGTTGACTTTCCAAGTAATGTAATCAAGTGAACGGGAAGGCAAAAAAATTAAACACCTTCCAAGCGGGTAAAGTTTCCCACAGGAACGGCACCTGATGGAAAACTTTACCAGAGGACACGACGGGGCGTGTCCTCTATCATGATGAAGAAGCGGGCCAACAATATTGAAAAACATTTTTTTATATATTTTTTTAAAAGAAAAAGAATTTTTTAGAGGTAATAATTTTAATTTTTTTATGCGCTCACGGTGAGCGCAAAAATACTTTGTGATATATTTATCAATCTTAGTGAAATCATAAACCCTATGACAATAATTTTTATCTATACTATTACCATTTACCTTTTTCATTTACCACCATTTTACTAATATTTTAATTTGTTGTATGCCACTTACAATAAACTTTACAAGTCCGAGCGTAAATTCAAATAAAAATACACTCCACAACGGAGCAGGTATAAACTGAACCGCAAAATATATATATCTATCAGAAACAGAAGCAAAATTTGACAACCTTGAAACCAACCCCGTAATTGTACCACCATAAGAAACTACACTATTACTAATTGATTGCATAAAAGCACTTATATTATTCAAAGCATTTATTAAATTACTCATTGTCCTCGTCCTCCACTTTTTCAATTAAAATA